AGCATAATTTTGCACCCACCAAGCGCGGCAAACAAAAGAAAAAAGACCGGCGTATCTCCTATAAGACCTATTCTATCACTTCTTCTATCTGTACCCAGGAATCTATCAGCATTGTTTGTACGCCAAAACTATCAATCTTTTAATCTTGAACGCTGAAACTATAAGAGATTATTTTATTTGAACGCCAAATATATCATCATTTAATCTTGCACGCCAATATTATGCAAATATCGCCGCAGAGACACATCGAATTAGTATTTCTGCCGATCAGATCCAATGATAAATAATCATAATCACTTGATTTATGAGATGTGCCAATGTGTCGTATATAAAAAGGTTACATAGGCACGATTATAGGACGTTCATCGTATCAACTTGTAAGTCCATAATATTTATTATATAATATAATTATATTTGATGAGCGCTCCCTTTGACAGATTCAATATTACTATTAAATATCCTGAGGTTCAGAGACCTAGTAGTTTTTGGATTGGGGGTGGTGGAGGTACAAGATGTTATGTGAGAGATGTGGGAGTCTAATGGTAATGGATGATACTGGTAGTTTCTGGTGGTGCATAAACTGTAATAATTGTTGGAGTGACGATGATGATTTGGTTAATGGGATCAAGGAGGGTGAGATTGGGGCTGTTCCGATATGGGACGAGTAATATGATAAAAAATAATACTGTTATGTGGAAAGGGGTTAGGATAAAAAGTGTCGATTTTTACGGGGTTGAGACCGATAAAATGGTGATATAAAATATGATAAATCGTCATAAAATGAGGTATAGATGGGTGGGATAGCGAAGAGGAAGAGGGCAAAGGTATATATAGAGATTGACGGTATTGACTACGAGAAGTGGAAGTATGTGATTGGGGTATACGGGTGGTCGATCAGTCGGAGGTTGAAGTTATTGGTTGAGATGGATTTAAGTGTGATTGAGAAGAATTTAAGGAAGGCGGTGGCATGTGGACGAGGAGGTATTCTTACAGATCTTGCCGGGCGGGAAGGAAGCACCGGACGGGTTATTGGCGGGGGAGGTGGAGTTAAGGCGGCGGTTGAACTACCTAATGGGGAAGAAGAAGGAAGCTGAAGATGTAACAAAGATGATGGTGGTTGATCTTTTATTGCATTTGGGTGAGTCATTGAACAAGGAAAAGGGTAAGTTCGATGGTATGTCGTTAAAGGACAAGATTGGGGTTTTTAAGAAGTTAGCTGAAGCGCGGAAGGCGTTGGATGGGGTTGATGTTGCGGTTCAGTTAAATCAGTTGACTCAACAGATCAGTAAAGAGGAGGCATTGAAGTATTTAGATGGACTTGACAACGGTAGCATTGGGATTGATAAAGGGGATGCCGTATCTTGAAGATAAGGGTGTAGCGCGCAAGCACCTACACAATTTCTTACGGTATTTTGTAATTACGCAGGATGAGCATGATGAAGGTAAGCCGTTCAAGAAGCTACCGTATGACGTAATGCCTCATTTAAGGTGCCTAGCTGACCTCTGGATGGACAATCAGCTTCTTTGTGTGGCGAAGTCCAGGCAGTTAATGGCTACATGGTTATTTTGCGCTATTTTGCTTTGGGACGCGATGTTTAAGAAAGGTCGTCTTAATATAATAATTAATAAGCGCGAAGATGATGCGGATGAGACTATTGATCGGGTTCGGTTTATATATGAGAACTTACCGGAAATGATAAAGAATCATATTCCTTTGAACCGGACACCTCAAGGGCAGTTAGGATCATACTGTAAACTAGAGTTTGGGACGCAGAATAGTATCATAAGGGGTTTACCCCAAAACCCCGATGCTGTGCGAAAGAACACCGCCAGCAATCTATTCATGGACGAAGCGGCTTTTATCGAAGGAGCGGAACAATGCTATACTGCGGCTCTACCGACTGTGAGGGGTGGTGGGAAGTTAATAATAGTCTCCACCCCTTGCGGTCGTAATTTTTTTCATAGGATATTTAGTGACACGTTATGACAGAAGGAATAATGATCGGCAAAAACCATAAAAACGGCTTTACGACGGTACGGCTACACTATACGTCCGTTCCCATGTATCGTTCTGATGAATGGAAGAAGAAGGCTATGTTCGGGTATTCTAAGGATGCTTGGGAACAAGAGATGGAGATTAACTTCACCTTAGCTGGTACGAACAAGGTTTACCCGGAATTTAATTATGAACGGCACGTTAGGAAGTTAAGACCTTTAAAGGACAAGGGTTTATTGGTCGGGTGGGATTACGGGTTCCATCATCCGGCAGTTGTGATTTGCCAAATAGACTCATACGACACGGTTTGCATCTTGGACGAGGTATTGGGGACGAACATCACTATCCAGAACTTCACGAAAGAGATAATTGGTAAGTTAAATAGGGATTACGGTCATTGGTACAAGAGGAAGTTAATCGAGCATTTCGGTGATCCGGCGGGCAACCAACAAAACGACAAGTCTGAATTTACCAGTATGCAGATCCAAAGGAAGATGGGCATATTCGTTAAATGGAAACGGGTTAGTGTTAAACAAGGCATAAGGACTATTCAGAACCTATTAAGTGAACGTGAGGATGGGACGTGTGGTTTAAAGGTTGATCCTCGCTGTCAGATACTAATAGACGGTTTTTTAGGTGGGTATATAGAACAACCAGTTGCCGGTGAGAGGCAGTTAAAGGAACTGCCGTACGCCGATGACTATTATTCCCATAATCACGATGCGCTTCGGTACATCATAGTCAATAAGTTCCCCGCTCACGGTGTATTTTACAAAAAGAGGAACATTATTACCGACTCCGGTGTCTATAATCCATTTGAAGATAACCATCACAAGGTTGACGATCAGAGTTCCGCTACTGGATATTATTAATATTATTCATAATCAACTTGATTTTAATGTATTTTTGTGGTATAATGTGATATAAAATAAAGGAAAATATGACCAAATATATAAATTGGTATGACACTCGTCTACAAAAGAAGGAAGTCGACCAATTTTTTTATGCCTTATCGGATATGTTAAACGAACTGAAGGCAGTTATGCCGGAGGAATATGACTATATATCAAAAAAATATGGTTTTTTTGAATATTCAACAGAATTTGAAAACTATTCGGTAAGGGTGGGGTTTAAAGATGATTGACAAGAAATTTAAGGGCAAAGATGTGCAACGTGAGATTTCAGACTATGTAATGGAGAAGTATGACGAGTGTAAAGACAGGACGCAAATCGAGGCTCTTTGGACAAGACTATGGGATATATACAGGGGATTCTGGACTAAGGGGACGTATGAGGGGCGCGCAAATCTAGATTGGGCATCTGCCTATCAAGCGATTGAAATACTTGTGCCAAGAGTTCATCAGACGTTATTCCCGCGTAGAAAATGGTTTGACATAGTGGGGGTTGAGCAATCGGACGAAAAGCAAGCGCAACTTATGTCGAGTTATTTACGGCAGATATTTGAAAGGGACGTGCATTTCCGCCGGAAGATGATCGCCGGGATTAGATATTGTGCGATATTCGGAACTATGATCGGTAAGACACCTTATCGAAAAGAGTCCGCAACCGTTCCCGTAAAGGTCAGAAAGAACCTCACAAATTTATATGGACTATTCGCACCAGACTTTGAAGAAAAAAAGATTTTCACATTCGATTCAATCGATTTTGAACTGGTTGATATCTTCGATTTTTTTGTCGCTGATGATTGCATCGATAGTATTGAGAATCAGCCTTTTGTTATTCACAAATCTAGTGAGTACATCGACACGTTATATAAAAAAGCATATAACGAAGAAACGGGTGAAGGGTGTTACGAGAACATCGACAAGATCACGAAAGACAAAGAAAGAATAAGGTCTGCATCCGAGAATAAATTTCAGCAGATGCGGCAAGGTCTTTTGGGCTACAAGACAAAAACAAGTTCACCGGCTCTTGACACGATTGACTTCATTGAATATCAAGGTGTGTACGAAGATGAGGATTGCGTTTTTGTTATTGCTAATGACGGTGACACTAACCCGGTTGTTTCAGCGGAACCATTAAACACTCCCGACAAACAAAAGACGTTCGTAATGGCGAAATGGATTGACGTTCCGAGTGAGTTTTGGGGCATGAGTCCGATTGAACGAGTCGAGAAATCAATCTATGAATTAAATGACAGGGTTAATCAGACGATGGACGCTACAAGTCTCATCGTCAACCCGATGTATTTAAATACAGACGCAGACATCCCCGAAGGAATTTTAAGAGCGCGTCCCGGTAGAATCATCTCAACCGCTACGGAGAATGGACTACGGGCAATACATCCGCCCGTTGAAGTATTGGCTCCTGCGTACTCGGCGATTGAAAGTCTTATCACTCACATTCAAGACACGACAGGCGCGACCAGATTCTTAGGGGGTTCTGCTCAAACACCTGAGTTGCAGAGAACGGCTACTGGTATTCTATCAATCCAAAAAGAAGCCATAGGACGGATAAACCTCACCATTCAAGGATTCGAAGATACTCTCATAATTCCCTTCCTACGAAAAGCCTACAAATACGCCCAATTCTACGGGGAAAGAAAAGAACTTGTCCGCATAGTCGGTAAACAAGGGATAGAGTATCAGGAAGTCGATCCTGCGACGATTCTCGGTGATTACGATTTTAGACCGTTGGGTTCACAATCTAACGGCGCGGAAGAAATAGTCACACAGCAGATGATAAATTACTTAAATATCGTCGCGCAGATTCCCGGCATAATTCAGCAGTTAGACGTGATGAAGCTCGCCACAAAGATCGGTGAGAAGATGCTCGGTCTTGAAGATATGGACGAACTTGTTTTGGTTAATAACCGCGAACAAGAGGAAACCGAAAAGGCAATATCTGAGAACATGGGTGCGATGCATGGAGTTCCACCGATCATAACGGCGAACGACAATCATAGACTTCACATGGAAATACACGATGGTTTTATGCAAGATCCTCGCGCACAAGATTTCCCGCACACATTACAGCTGTTAGCTACTCACTTATCCGACCACGATAAATTTAGTAAGGGGCAGGGTTCACAACCGATGTATAACTCTGGCAATACTGGCTCACAACCAAGTGGACAAGGCGTCCCACCTCAAGAGATGCCTAGGGGTACAGATATGCAGAGTATGGTTCAGCAGATAGCGCAACCCAGCCAACAGGGGACGATGTAATGTTAAAGATAGATAAAAAACTACCACGCGCGCCAAAGCCACAAGAGCCACCGCGCCAAAAAGGGCAAAACTTTTCAATAACAAGGAAGTTAGAACTTCTAAAGGGTAAGTTATGAAGCTCACGGATGCCGACCAAGACTATTACACAAGATGTATTGAGTTGTTCAACATAATTAACGGCACACCATTCATGGATACTCTGAACGACTTGCGCGACCAAACAATAACAAGAATGGCTCGTCTTAATGAGGTCGCTGATATTCAAAGAGAACAAGGGAAATTACAAATCCTTAACCAGCTCATAAACTATAAGGGCGTTCTATCGCGTGATATTCAAAGAATTGAAAGCGAAATGAATGAAGAAGCCACTCGTTAGTTTTGTATGTCCGTGTTGGAACGCAGGATTTGTGATTAACCAAACAATAGATTCGTTTTTTGACCAGACGTTAGAAGATTTTGAAGTCGTTATTGTAGACGACGGTTCAACCGACGAAACAGATAGTATCTTGAACGAGATTGATGATGAACGGTTCAAGATAATGAAACTAAGGTGCAGACATGGAGCAGGTTTTGCTAGAAATGTGGGAAATCTTGAAGCTCACGCTCCTATTATCTGTGTGGTTGACTGCGGTGATGTTCTTTTACATAACAAGGCTGAAGTAACACTAGATTATTTCGTGCATCATAACGATGTCGATATTATGTGTTCTGCGACACAACCGATAGCCGGTGGCAATACAATAAAACCTCGGTTATTTAGAGGCGATCCCGGTGAAAAACTAGGGTTTGAACATCCAGGTGTGGCATACAAAAAACACGTTACCGACAAGATAAAGTATCGGACTACATCACTTGAGACAGATCAGTACGACGCGTTCTTTTTTGAATGTGCGCGCGCCGGATTCAAGTTCGGTATTTATGAGGAGCCGTTATCACTCAAATGCACGTTTTCCCAGTATACAGGAGGACGAAACCTTGATGAAGCATTGATGGTCAAGGCAGGTATTTATCGAGAATTTAACATTCCACTACCTGAATGGTTAGAGGAACACGAAAGGAGATTCAAATGTCAGACGAAAAAATTGCGGTCAACCCAACAGATGAAACAACTGTAACAGAGGTAGCCGCACCTGAAGCAGAGCAACCAGAAGTCACGCCGATTGACGCACCGGAAAGTCAAGAGGAAGTAGCTGAAGGCGCACAGGAAAAAAGCCCTGAAGTTGACGTGAGTCAACAGATCGAGGAATTGAAGAACACGGTTAATAGGTTGCAAGACTTTATTAGGCGTGGGCATGAGGAGAAAGAGTCAACTCCGCGTGACATATCGGTTGAGGTTCCAAAGGATCCGCGCGATTTTCTAACGAAGTTCGCAGAGAACCCACAGGACATCATCGAGAAAGTCATTCAGAAAACGATTGCCCCTCAACAAAATGTTCTTCTTGATATTCAACGGAATCAAGCGGTTGATTATATCCGTTCCCAAAAAGACTATACGGATAAGATGCTTGATGAAATTTTATTCATCGTTGAAGGTCAAGACCGGAACAGATGGTTTCAGGTCGGCAATACCAGTTACCAGTTGAAAGATCTCCCACCCAGGCAGAAAGCCGAAGCGGCACTTCAAATCTATCGTGAAAAAAGCAACGTAGTAAAACAACAACAACAACAGCAACAACCTCGTCCTAAGCCGGTGACGACGGTAAAGACTCAGAAGCAACCAACGGCTAAAAAAGCCGACAAGGAGATGAGCGCAGAAGAATTTTTAAAGTTTCACGGGTTAGACAAAAGGATAGAGGGGTTGTAATTTAGGAGATTATCATGGTTATGCAAGATACTGGTGATGCCGGTTTAGCGGCGTTACTAAATACTTATTACACGAAGCGCGCTTTGGAACGTATGGTTCCTCAGCTTCATTTTTATGAAAGCGCAGAAAAACGTCCGTTGCCAAAAGGCACAGGGAAAACGATTGACTTTTTCCGTTGGACGAATTTATCAAGAATTAAATCAAACCTTACGGAACTTACTGCACCGACTCAGATCGGTTTAAGTTCTGCTCGCGTGACAGCGACGTTGATTCAACGCGGTTCATATTCGATGATCGACGAACTCGTTGATTTAACTGCTCGTTCACCTATGGTTGAAGCTCAAGTTGACCTTCATTCAGAGGAAGCGGCAAAAACAGTTGATGGGTATATCGCCGATGTTATCGGTTTCCGTGTAGCTGACGTTGTAAAACGCAGTTCATTACGCGTTAATCACGGTGGGACGCTCAACTCAACAGGTATCGGTGTTCGTATCTATTCCGGTTCAGACGATACCGATTCATTCCCGATGTATATTAACAAGACTCGTATCACGACATCTGCAACGGTTGTTGGTACTACGAAGTCGGCCTTGTCGTTAAAAGCCATTCTTCACGGCGTAAGCATTTTAAAAGGTAGAGATGCACAGCCGATGGCTGATGGTTATTATCACGGGTTCTTACATCCGGTTTGCGAATATCATTTGATGAGCGGAACGGGTTGGAAAGGTTGGTTGAAATATACCGATCCTAGTCCAGTTCGTAGCTATGCAACTGGTATTATCGCCGGTGTAAAATTCTTTATTTCATCTGCGGCACCGCGCTTTGCTCTTTCTGGCGATACACTCGCTACGGGAACTGCGGCAATACACGGAACGATCATCGTTGGTCGTGGCGCGTATGGTGTAACGGAAATCCCAGAATCCGGTCAATCTCAAGGGTTCAGGATGTACGTTAAGAAATCGGGCGACCAGAGTACGGCTGATCCGATCAACCAAAAGATGACGTGTGGTAGAATTAAATTCCAGCCTCACGTAAAAAACAACGAGAATTCGGTGAATCTCCAGAACGGACAACACCGAGCCGAGCTTCAAAACGAAGAAGGTGTAGAGACTATGTACGTTGCAACGATAGTTGAAGATATAGTCCGAACTATACAGGAATGTATAGAGCATGACAGAAATGCTCATGCCGAACTGAGGATGGCGGCTTAAATGAAACTCATTGGTGAAAAAGCATTAACTGGCGCAGAGAGACAAAGACGTTATAAGGCGAGAAACCCACTAAAGGTTCAAGCTAGTGCGATGAAATATCTTGCTAATAACGCAGATGTCAACCGCATTAACAAACGTGAATTTATGAGAAAAAATAGGGTTAAAGCAACCTATTGGAAGAAATCTTATAAAGAACGGTTTGGTAGTGTGTGTGAGATATGTGGTGAGAGTAGGGCGTTTGATATTTGCCACATAATACCAGTTAACCAAAATGGTGAGACAGTTGAATGGAACATATTAATATTATGCCCAACTCACCATCGTCTTTTTGACCAAAGGAAATTATCTGATACCGAATATAACAAGGTGGCAGATAAAGTGTTAATTGCCAAAGATCAGTTTAGTAACAAAGTTTGTGGAAGATGACAATGGCGGCGAAGGTTCTTAATAAGTCTGCCGGTGTTATTCTCATTAGCACAGAGGTTGCGTAAGTATTAAATTGTTTGGGTGGGGGAGAAATCCCTCACCCGTAACAAGAAGGAAACATGAACATAGTAATTGGGATGCCAATATTAGATAAGGTTGAGGGTGAGACAATGGTGTCGCTCATCAATCTTATGAACTACAAATCTAGGAACATCAGATTTATACCGACAGTTGGATGCTCGATTATACACGATGCGAGGAACCACATAATCGAGGAAGCATACAAGGGTGATTTTGACGCTATTTTATTTATTGATTCTGATATGGTGTTTGAACCTGATACTTTGGAGAGATTGATCCACAACGATAAAGACGTATGTGGTGTTTTATATCAAAGTAGGACAAACGGGTTACAGAATGTATTTAGTTTATGCAATTATTCAGAGAAATTTGACCGTCTAAAGTTGAGCAAAAATAGTGGTATTGTTTCAGTTGGTGCGGTCGGTGCCGGGATATTATTTATAAAGAAGGTTGTATTAGATAAAGTCCGTTCACCCTGGTTCTTTTATGAATCTGGTGTCGGCGAAGATTGTAACTTCTGCAAGTTAGCTGGACTTGCGGGGTTTAATGTATATGTTGACACAGATTTAGAAGTTGGTCATATCGGTAAAAGAATATGGAGGGTTAAATGATTGGTCGTTGCAGTAAAGATATTGAATTAGAGGAACTTCAAAAGGAGCGGTTAGCAGAGAAGGCTGAATATGCTCGTTTGCTTGACGGCGTTAAAAAGATGAAGATTGACGCTGAAGAAGTAATGGCTCAAGCACAAAAAGAAAAAGAAAACGTGCTGGAAGAGAAGGCTCGCATTGATGAACTTGTAAGTCAGCAACAGTTAAAGACACAGTTCGCAGAAGCGAAGGTTGCAGTTGTTGAGAACTCAATTCGTGAGGCTGAGGTTGAGAAACAAAAATACATAAAATTACAAATTGAATCTAAAAAGCGCGTTGAAGAAGCGAAGCAATATGAGGAACAGATGAAGGCTCAACTTTTTGAACTCAATGGTATGAGACAGAGTTTAGCAAGCGCGCCGAACAACATAAAAGCAAAAGAAGATGAACTTAACGCATTGATCCGCGCAAACCAAGAAAAAGAAACTGAGTTATTAAGACGTGAGAAGAAGGCTAACGATGATTATAGGAACAACGTAATTGACGCGGAATCAAACAGAAAAAAAGAAGCTGAACTAGTTGAACTTGCAAGGAAACTAAAGGTTAATTTATGAGCCTAAAGGGTTTTGAAGTTTTCCAAATATTGAAGTCAAGCGGTCAAGCTATTGCTATAAATGAAACTGCGACCGTTTATACGGACGTTGTTAATCTTGGACGGCACGAATACTTCGGGGTTGCGTTTCAAGCATCATCAGGGGGGACGATTGCATTAAAGGTTGAAATTGAGAACTCTGTGGACGGCACTAACTTCGCCGTTCCTGACGATGTATCTGACATAGTAAGTGCATTGGCAGACTCAAATCTGCACGTTAAGCGGTTGTCCGTTGATCGGACTCCGTACATTAGATTTAAAATTACGGGGAACGCTGGTAATGCGGCTACTACTAAAATTAATATTTATCTTGTTGCTTAGTCAATCTTGTGCGTTCGCTCAATGGAACGAGAAGGTTGATTTGACACCAACTGGTGCTGTTGCAAACGGAGTAGATACATTAGTTACTGGTGATGCTGTTTATGATGCGATAGCGTTAGCGAATAGTGATTATCTACTTAATAATGCAGACGATACAACGAGTGGTTCTTTATGGGCGGTGAATTATTACGCATCAGGTGATGTGGTTGTAACGGATGATATTTTTTCCGACCAAATAACTGCACAGGCAGGGAATGGTAGTATTATTGCTCTACCAGCCGCAGGGGCAATAATTGTTAAAGATGATGTCGGAACTGGTGGGTATATAAGTTTCGGTGCGAATAGCGCAAGTTTAGGTTTATCGAGGGATGGAACGGTTGATGGATATGACTACGATGGTGCATTTATATTTGAGCAACAGGGAACAGACGCAGACGAATATGGTGAGTTTATTTGGATGGAGGAAAACGGAAATTGGCGGTTTGCTCTACCAAAGTCACAGGCAGGGATGGGGACATATAATCCACGTTCAATGATTATTGCCGGACCGTCTGTTAATACACGAAATAATTTTATAGGCACATATTGGGGATTTGATAAAGTTGATATGGCGACATCTACAACTGGTGCTGACTTGGGTGTGCAGGATGATGTTGAGATAAATGGAACGGCATGGATAGACGAAAATTTAACTGTGGCATCGACAGTATGGGCAAACGGTAAAATGCTTATATCGAAGGATGATTTAACTCCAACCGGAGCAGTTGCGGACGGTTCAACTAATTTGTGCACGTCAGATGCGATATACGATGCAATCGCTTTAGTAAGCGGTTCAAGTGATACCGATTGGACGGAGAGCGGTAATGTTGTTTCTACTGACGATTCAGTTCAAATCAATTCAAACGCGACAATAAGTGGTAGATTGACAGTTGATAATGAAATACACGCTGACGCTTTTTACGGTGACGGGAGTGGATTAACTGGTGTTGCTGGTTCTGGAGATATAGAGGGTGTTAATGTTAGCGGTCTATTAGGTGGTGGTGGAGATAGTGGAACGGTTACAGTATCGTTAGGTGTTATTGATTTGTCAAGTGATAGCACCGTTAGCGGAATACTCGCCACAACTCATTTACCGGCTAATGTATTTTTGGACGCAGATTTAACGGACGCAAATAACAAATGGATAGGTGCAACTTATCCTAGTTTAGATACTGATTCAACCGATGATTTCACATGGGACTATGACTATGGTGATTTAATTAATACTCCTGATGCGGTGTTGAACGACGATCTAACTAATAAGGTAACTAAAGTTGCAACCGTTGGTACATGGGATACAGACGTATCAGATGATTTTGATGGCGCATATTCCTCGTTAACTGGAACACCGTATATTCCTTTAGTTCCATTCGATATATCAAGCGACGATACAGTAACTGGCATACTAGCGGAAACACACATACCAGACGGCACAACAACTGATCCTATTGATTTTACTAATGCCTCAGTTACAAATCTAACTGTTGGCAATAACCTTTCTCTTGATGGTGCGGTATCCCCATCAGGTGTAGCATACTTTATGTTACAGGATGCTTCTGGGCAGTATCTAGGTAAATCATCGGTTGCATACCCAACAACAGATGGTGCGTCTGCACCAGGAGGTGGATTCACTCAAGTAACTACACAAATATTAACAACCGGTACTGGGGAGACATACACCCCGACATCTGGTGCTACATACTTTGAAATTTGGGTTACTGGAGAAGGTGGTGGTGGCGGTGGATCAGACGGTGACGGTTCGTCATTCGGTGGTGCAGGAGGAGGCGGTGGTGGCGGTACTGCTTACAGAGTTATGACAGCTACAGAGATGGGTGAAAATGCAGTTTATACAGTTGGTTCTTCTGGCGGTGGCGGCGGGAGTGGCACGGACGGAACAAGTGGTGCTAACGGTGCGGCTAGTACATTTTATGCGGCTGGAACCGGCCCTGACTTAACTGGTTCTGGTGGATTAGGTGGAACTGGTACAGGTGTATTATCCGCTGGTGGTGCGTTCCCAGGTGGTGCTGGTAGCGGTGGGACGTCAAGTGGTGGTCAAGTTATTTATGGTAACTCTGGGGGATGTGGTACTGGTTCAGATAATATATTCGGTGCTAGTGGAACTGGCGGTGGTTCTTTTTTTGGCGGTGGTGCCGTAGGTCGTTCTTCAAATGGTGCTGGTATTTCAGCGTCAGACAATACTGGTGCTGGTGGTAGTGGCGCAGTAACAATAGATACTAATACTGGTTCTGCCGGTGGAAATGGTGGAACTGGGATAATTATTATAAAGGAATACAAATAGGGGGATGTATGAAAATAGTATTAATTAGTTTATTGATTTTACTTACTGCGTCGTATTCATTCGCGGCTCAAGTCTATACGACAAAGATTGCGTACGACGGATCTGGTAATCCAGAATATATCGGGAAAGCACCGACCGGAACATCAATATTAGTTGGTGGGTGGCAGATCAAGAAATTAGTGTACGGAGTGAGTGGGGTTACTGATGTTCTCTGGTGCAACGGAGATAATAATAGCAGTTATGTGTGGAATGATCGCGCAAGTTTAACTTATAAATAGGGGGATATAGATGAGGACATTAGCGTTCATATTATTGGCATTAGTTTTATTGTGTGGAACAGCTAATGCCGCATTTAAGTATATTGATAAAGATTTACAGGACGAAGGTCTTGACTATTACGAGTCTGCTACGGCATTAACTAAAGTAGTTGAGACAGCTGGTGGCGTTCAAGTCACGGGTGATCTAACATCAACGGCGAACATAACGGCGACAGCTGGGTTGTTCGGCGCAACTTTAAATACTGGGCAAGGCAATTACGAACTATACGCCATGAACCAAAACGTGCAAACAACCGACGATGTTCAGTTAAAGAGTTTGAGTGTATCAAACAATTTAAGCTCGATAGATGCGACTTTTGTTGGTAAAGTTGAAACGGTTAGAGGAACAGTAGGTTCTGGATTGGGTGTATTCCCCGTTGGTGCTAATGCGTTTTCAGCCATAGAAGTTGAAGCTGGGGAGGGTGGTATTGCATATCTATATTTAACTGCTGACCAATATGACAACACGACAACAGATAGAGCAATAATAAGAAAGAACGATAGCGGAACATTGGACTTTGTTAATGTTGCAACGCAAGGTCTTTCGATGGGGACAGACGGTCAACTATCGTCTTTGAATTTAACGGCTTCAGGTGCGGTTTCTGCATCAAAGTTTAATAGCGGATTGGGATTTTTTGAGATTGGGCAGGATTTACAGACAACAGATGCGGTTACATTTGCGACTGTTGATACTGGTCAAGGTGCAAACGAACTATATGACATGAATCAGAATGTCCAAACTACTGACAATGTAACCTTCGGGAACCTAACTGTATCTACCGAGGCTTGGATTGGCGCACAATGTCTATTACGGGATAATGGCGGTGGTGATTTTGAGTTTTCAGAGGATAGCGGTAGTTCATGGTCTGATGTCGGCGCATCTGGTTCAGATACAGATTGGACGGAATCTGGTGGCACAATATCAACGGACGATATGGTTGTAATGGCATCATGGCTTACGGTTGATTCATCTAGTCTGGTTGTTAATGCGGACGATGATTATGTTGGGATTGGAACGGCAAGTCCAAGAGATACATTACACGTTGTTAGTAACGCAGATATTGACGGGAACTTATCGGTCGATACGGTCAATGCAAGGACGATAGCTGGTTCTGGTAGTGGCGCAGCGACCATAGGGAATTTGAATGTGACGAGCAATTTAACGGTCAATGGTGGCGTTGTAACTGGTGACGATGTATTTGCACCGAGCTATGTTAACCCAACTGAATTAAGTAAGCAGATTCATTTCTATATTGACGATGACAGATACCCACATGGAGCGACAATTACGAACTTCATGGCGAGTCGTAATCTAACTCAAGCGGGTGATTTATCGGCGAATTGCTATATCGGCACATACGGTAAGGCTGGGTTTACGGCTGATAGTACGGCTGAATCATTAACATTTACTGAAAATCTGTTTGTAATTGAAGATAACGGAACGATTGATAATGCGACTGTTGCGGCTGGTAAATATATTGTTGTTGACGTTGGTAAAGCGGCAACTGCATTAGTAAACTGGCAGGTCATATTAAAGAGAGAGGATTAATATGAGGATATTGATATACATACTTCTTTGCTTGTGCCTCTGTATGACAACTGATGCGAATATCGTTGGTAGTCAGTTTGTGGGGGTGACGGCGAGCGGGGGTGAATTTGTCGTTCTAGCTGGCGATACTGGTGATTATAGCGGTGGGACAACTAGAACGACTGCTGCGAATACCTATGGTTTACAATATGTTGCCGTTGCGACTGGAACGCTCACTAATGGATATTGGTATTCTTACGAAATAGATACATCGGATAGTCGCATGGTTGTTTATAATTCTGCCGATAGTAAAATAGCAACGAGTGATTTACTGGGGACAACACTGGAAGGAACAACTGAATATGCGTTTAGTGGAGATCAACAAGTTACAATTACCAGTGGGCAGACGTATAGAATTTGTATAGCACCACTGGCGGCTATCAATACTAAGGCTGGCGGTACAAATACTATACCGTGGGCCGATGCTTACAATCCACCACCAGCGAGTTTCGTTGCGGACGGTAGTGATGATTGGGGTCCGTGGCAGATGTATATAAAGGGTAATACATGAAAAAGTTTCTATTCATACCAATATTATTATGGTGTTCTGTTTGTTACGCTACTCCAGCGATAACGTCAATTAATTTGTCTCTGTCTGGTACTTTTGACGGAGTAACAAGGGTAATCACTGGTACTGGTTTCGGAACTAAGGCGACTGCGGCACCGATTGTTTTCGATGACTTCGACAGTGGTTCAGTTAATGCTAATTGGGGATATGATTATAGCCAAGATGACTATCAAACTGTTGTGACTGATGTTAAACATAACGGCGGGTATGCACTAGAGGGTGAGTACGCCGTTGGTTCTGGTTCATCTGGTTGTTACGCTGGTGCATTTAATAGCTACGCTGGTTCTGGATATAACCAATATTGGTATGTTTCGTTTTGGTTTAGAAAGAACTTCACCTGGGGAACTGCTGGTGATGTTAAGTTCGGTAATTATAAACTAAATAGGTTTAATAATAATTCAGACTCAACGAATTGCTATGTAGAATTAGCAGCTGGTGACAACGCCAAACGAACAATAGAGTATGGCTCTGGTACGAAATACTGGTCATTTAATAGAGATAGCAATATACCATCAAATACATGGGTATTCTTGCAAACATGGTGGAAAGTTGGGGATAATAGTGATGGTGCTATGGGGTTTAGTTGTAATAGTAATGTGGTGTTCAATGAAACTGGTCTAGATTTTGGGGCAAGGACAACACTTGATGAGCAGATATATGGTTTTTACAACGCACGAGGGCAAAGCACATTTGCTGGCGAGAAGGTTTGGATTGACGAGATGTATGTCGATAAGTCATGGGCAAGGGTAATAATCGGAGACCAACCAGTATATTTAAATTGTACCAAATACGCTATGCAAATACCTTCTGCATGGGCTGACACTGAAATTACGGTAACACTTAATCAAGGTAGTTTCACTGGTGCAGAAAATATGTATTTATTCGTAGTAGACTCAACTGGTGCGGTATCAGACGGGTTACTCATAACTGGTGATGCTGGTATAGAGGAAGGCGATGACGATAATACACCTCCTAGTATTGGTGGATTTAACCCAAGTAATGGTGCAACTGGTGTGGCAGTTGACACCTCAATCGTCTTTGTAGTATCAGACGGGGCATCTGGGATTGACCTTGACTCACTTACATTATCAAATGCAGTATCAGTCAATAACGTATCAATGGTGTCTGGACTATCAACAACTGGCAATAAGTCATCAGTGACATGCACACTTGATAACGCTGACCTCGGTAACTTCGAGCAAGGTGAAACAGTAACGGTTGGCGTTAATATAAAGGACTTATCGGAGAACTCAGTTCTTACAACATGGGACTTCACAACGGAAGATAACACATTTCGGCAAAACGCAGAAACAATAACTCTAAACGGTCAGACATTGGAGCTAAAATGAAAATATCACTAAACACATCAAATACAAGTAAACTAAACCTTAAATCAGAATTAAACACAGATGTATCTGCATTTCATTTTAAGGTATCGGGATTACCGATTAAGTCAATAGTCTGTCATGACACAAACAAAATCGTTGATTATAACAATGAACATATCGTTGTATATGGGATGAACAAGCTGAATGTAATGAATGGTGACTTACTCACTATTGAGTTTGATCTGCCGAACAATTACGGAACATACAATGTAGCTCTCACACCGCTTGATGCAACTACGGGACTCGCTGAACGCAGAACGGTTGAGAAAGGTAGTGATGGCATAATCGCCATTACGTTTTCACAAGCTGATTTGGTGGAGGCGGTTTCTACGGTGGTTACTCGGATAACTACTGGTCTTGATATAAACTATGATGGTCTGTGTGACATCATTGACGTTCAACTTATAGCAAACAATTTGGGGTGATTATGACAGACATCGAAAGCAGACTAGCAAGAGTCGAGACCAAGATACTTGACCTTGAGGAACAAAATGTAACATTATGGAGATTACATGATACACACGCAACCGAGTTCAGAAATGAGATTCGGGCGTTACTTGAGAAGTTAATTGACCGAATGGACATGTTACCTTGTAGGTCTCATATCCAGAAATTCAACAGTTACGATACTCAATTCAAGTTAATCTGGGCATTCATTATATCGGTCATTATAGGTGGTATTGTTTTAGGGTTTTGGGTTCATGGGAGGTAATATGATTGAGAAATTGGTTGATAAGATTGAGAGTCTGAACGACAAGATAAAGGACAGGGTTGAGAATATCCCACCCGAACGAAAAGCGGCATACGAGAAACTTATCGGTCTAGCGATTGAATACGGTCTTAAATATGCGGAGAATGCCTTAAATGAAAAAATCAAGTGAGTTCACTCTAGACATACCCAAGATGGGTTATTTCCTTCTAGTAAAGCATGATAAAGGTCTAATCGGTGACATGATTAAGGCGGCACAGCTAAAAGAAGGGTTTAATGGCGAACATGCAAGTTTCACACATGTCGAGGTTATGGGTGGTGGGCAATGGTCTGTATGCGTTGCGTATCCATCAACATCGGTAATTGACATAACAAAGAGATATAAAGGTCGGAAGGTCAAGATTGTCAAATATAAAGAGTATAGCAACGAGCCAACCGATGCGTTATATCATAAGAAATACAAGGTCGCATTTTGGGCGGCATCACATTGTAACCTTAAATATGACTTTAGAGGTGTTGTTGGATTTGTATTGAATGCGGTCAAACACGCAAAGAACCTATTCTTCTGTTCCGAGAATTGCTTATGGGCATTACAGAAAGAGTTCCCGAATGCGTTAAATCTTGAGCCAGAGAAATGTATGCCAGCTCATTTTGCTGATCGAAAGAATTTCGTAACTGTGTGGGAAGGTATTATCAACTAACCAAAGGAGGGTTATGTTTTTTTCAATCATTATTCCATGTGCTAAAAAAGACCAGAGATACATACGGAGATGTTTGCTGTCTTTACAAGATCAAGACTATAACGGGTGGGAGGCTATTGTTGTCTACGATGGCTTCGATGGCGGCAATGTTATTGACGATATGAGAATAACATACCTAAAGACCAACATGAAGAAGGGTGCATCCCATGTTAGAAACTACGGCGCAAAAAAAGCAAAAGGTGACACATTCTTATTCTTCGATGCTGATTGCGTTCTGTTCCCCGGCGTATTAACTCTGATCGCTGACACGTTTGAAAGAAATGAGTGTGACTTCGTATATGGTGGGTACAGATTCAACCACTCAACACTAAGCGTTTATCCGTCCAGACCATTTGATCCCTATTTACTTAAATGTATGAATTACATCTGTACGATGTCCCCAATGAAGAAAGAAGTCTTTGAAAAGGTCGGTGGGTTCAATGAGGACTTACCATACTTTCAAGATTGGGACTTCTGGCTAAGGGCGGTAAAGAACGGCGCAAAAGGACATTACATAAGGGACTTCTTATTTCAAACTGAGGTTCCAAACGCTAAGTCAATAAGCGGTGGATTAAACTATAAATGGCGTGAGAAGGTTTTAAGACTTGAGTCATTACATAATCTTCCTAGTATGGATGTGTGCGTCACAACATTGTCGGCTCCGTATCAATCAATCGAAAGAGCAAAGGCGTTAGGCGCAAGATACTTGGGTAGTCATAACGGATCTAACTTGGTTCAGACTCCAGCCCAATTCAATTTTGGTGCAAGGGCGGTAATAGTCCAGGGGTTCTTCCCGATGAATGTTGAGGATCACATGGCTCTATTTCCGGAAGGTTGTATAAAGGCTATTAATTGGATTGGGACGGACGTATGGCAACTTCGTAATAAGTTCTCACATGAGTCATTAAAGATATTTAAAGAGAGATGGTTAAGTCAGATTGACATCCAGATGTGCAACAGCGAGATATTGCAAGAGGAACTAGCTGAGATCGGAATAAAGGCGGATGTTGTTTATCAGCCAATAACAGAGAGTATTGATGTTACACCTCTACCTAAGGTGCCTACGGTTTCAGCTTATTTCTCAAAAGGACACCCACTCCACAACGAATTTTATTATAGAGATTTAGCACAATCAATGCCGGACGTTAATTTTATATTTTTTGGAACCGGATTGAGGGATACCCAAGAAGGGAATATTCGTTTCATGGGGTGGGTTCCTATTAACGAGGCGGTCAAGATGACGACCTTACATCTTCGTCTAACCGCCCATGACGGTTTTCCTCATACTCCAGTTTATATGCTGTTAGGTGGTCGCAGGGTTCTGTGTAATTTCCCGTTGAAGTTCGCCGATTACGTTCCCGATGTTCCGTCTGAGGCATCATGGGAATCACTCAAGACTAAGGTTGTTGCCCATATCAGATCTCATTTAGATGGTAAGCTAGACTATAAGGTTGAAGATTGTAGGGATTATTACAACGAACTCTGCGATCCGATAAAGTATAAGCGGATCGTCATGGAGAAGATCAACAATTTCGGCAAGGAGAAAAAAAGTGAAGAAGCCAAAAATATCGTGTGTCCTTCCAACGTATAATAACGCCGCCTTCTTGCCGAGGACGTTAGACAGCCTTGTTAAGCAGACATTAAAAGACATTGAGATAATCGTTGTTGATGATTGTTCTGACGACTCAACAAAGCAAGTGCTTACGTTCTACAAGAAGAAATACAAGAACATAAAGACATCTTATATGGATAACCGAAGGGGTGCGGCAGTATGCAGGAACTTCGGCAATATGATTGCTAAGGCTGATTTGATTATGGTCTGCGACTCTGGTGATGTGAACCATCTTGATCGCGCAAAGAACGCATACTATTTCTTTAAGAAATACCCGGACGTTGATATATATTCAACTGCTTGTATTGAGACGAACGCTATTGACGAACACATTGACTTACATTATCCGAGAGTATTTAGTGACAAAGAGAAACCGAGTCTGTTTCATCCAACGGTCACATACCGTAAAGAAGTAACGGACAAGATTAAGTATCGGGAAGGTAATCTGGCAACCGATCAATACGAGGCGTTCTTCATCGAGGCGTTTAGATGTGGGTTCAAGTTTTGGCACACAACAGACGGATTCGTTAAGAAGCTACGGCAGGATGTATCGGTTGAACGCGCAAAGCAAAGAGTAGAGCAGAGGAAGAAGAACTTTAAGGAGTTCGGTATTGAAACGGATAATGACAATAGGGTGTAGTTGGACTGACAAATATCCAGACTACATTACGTCAGCGTATGTTGATAAAAGAAGTTATCACGGTAAAGGTTTATGGTTCATTGAAAACAAATTGAATGAAATTGATACGAGACGATACGATAAGATTATCGTTCAGCTACCGACTCCGATCAGATTTAGGGCGTCAATATCAGACACAGAGGATTCAATTAAAGAATTTAAACTGTCAATGATGGGCGACGATAAACTGCTTCGTGCGTATGAACGGAAGATTTTAGACATTAGCCAGGACAGCAGGGTTGTATTTCTTCTGTACAATACGGGCGGTTATCCGTTCAGACATCCGTACGATTTTGGCGCACAAGCAGAAGAACAAGTCATACTGTATATGGAGAAAAACGGTATACAGCACATAAAAGTTATATTGGAGGGGTTACATGGATTCACAAAAAGTTACAACGACTTCCACCCTAACGAAGCGGCTGACAAAATTTGCGCTAAAATTGTTGAAAATAATATTCTATAAGGAACAGAAGCAGAGGGAATTATCAGATTATAATTACCCGCTTTTTTGATATGAAATATATATACATAAGAAATGACGATGTTTACAAGGTTGATGACAAATTAAAGGCGTTCTTTGAAACGCTTGACGGTTTGCCGGTTTCAAATGCAGTAATACCGATTAAGGTGACAACTGAATGTATTAAGTTCTTATCCGATAATAAGGCTGATGTAATACAACACGGTAGTATACACAAAAAAGGTAAGGACAATATCAGAGATGGCGCAACGATGATGAACGAACGCTTTGATGATTGGACAATGGTATATGCACCACCCTGGCATGAGATAAGCGACCTCGATATGATAATGCTTAATTCAATGGGGTATGACGGTATATCATCCGACGTAGATGCTAATAGGGTTATTGATGAATATAAACTCGATCTGTTTAGTTTCCCAATAAATATTGAGTTGCGTAAGGGTGCGTTCCTCAGAGAAAACTATACTAATATAGAGGGACTAATAGATGAATACATTGAAAACCATGACGTTATTGGAATACTTATCCATCACAATTATATTGACGATTTCGCTTATTTTAATGACTTTGTTAAGTTCATAAAAAACAGGAAAGGTGCGGACGTTCTTAGTTTTCGTGATGCGATAGAGGGCAATTATGAGGATTAATATTGTCGAGGTTGAAAAAGAGTCAAGCGGTATAAATATGTGGTCGCGTGAAATGATGAAACGGCTACCGGCTGACTACGAAATAAAGATTTCAAAGGATTACGCAGAACCAGAAGGATGCGACCTGGTGTATTTTAATTTCTACCGAAGGGTTAAAGAAGTTCCAA